TCACCGCAAGGAAGGTGAATCCGTACCATCACCCGGGGCTATTGCCGCCGCTGCCATCAGCTTTATTTTGGCGTTGCAAAGGGAGTGCATAATTTCCGCCCTGCGCTCACGCGGCACTCCATAAGGCCGGGGGTTGCCTGTCGTCACCATCCGGAACATCCGGGCGTATAAATCAGGGGAAGCCTCGGCGCTGTGCCAGCACCAGCAGGACCAGCGGGAATTCTCCGATTCCCCGCGCCGCCAGGGCGCTTCAATCCGGCATGCCTCCCGTCCGTATTCTTCAATCATGGTTAAGGCATACGTTAAATCCTCCGGGGCTGAATCCGGTAAATGCCGCTCCTGAAGAACATCGGCCAAATGGACGGCCACATGGGCACGCACGGCATAGCAGCACCCATAGGTTAAATGCCGATCATCCCCGGAAGAGTACCACAGGCACTCCGGATGGTCCGTCATCCAGTGCAGCCAGTCCCCATCTAAAAGCGCCGTGTCAGCATCCAGCTTGACGAGTATATCTTCAGGGGCTGCCCCTGCCGTCATGGAGCGCAGCACTCCCACAATGGCGCCGGGGCCGCGTAAATTGCCGCCGCGCATCCAGGATGTCTGATCATAGACGGCTCCCAGCTCTTCCAGGGCCTCCACCGTTCCGGCATCCACCGGAGCGTGGCAATCATCCAGCACCCGAACCAGGGCAGACGGGCAGGCCATCCGGGCGCACCTGGCCGCCGCTACGGCTTCCGGGGCGTCTTCCTTATACGTGAATATGTGAATTCTGATCATAAAAAACTACGGTCCCCACGGATAATACGTGCCGCCCCCTACGGGAAGCTGAATGGTGCCCAGGGCGTACTGGATTACATCGTCGCCTTTAATGACGGCCAGAGGGAAGGAATAATAAAACAGCCGGGACGGCCTTGCTCCGTCTATGGATGTAAGCATGAAGGGGTCCACCGTCCCCGCGGAGGAAATGACGGCCATGCCCGTGATTTCCTCGTTTTCATTCAGAATCAAATTCAGCCAGACTTCCCCTTCCATCATCGGCAAATCCTTGCTTGCCGGGGCATCTCCCAGCACGCGGCCATTCAGCATGATTTTCCCGGGCGTGATGGTGGCTCCCGTCTTCTGGCCGTCTTCATCGTATTCCAGCTGAACGCGGAATCCGTAGTCATTCGGCTCCGGCGTCGCGGATGACCAGATAACCTCTCCGCGGGGGCTGACGGTCGGGGCCTTGGGGCTGATGCGGGCGTTGGAATCGTAAGTCAGGGACAGGGCGGGATTGTCCTGCACCTGATCCTGGTTGTCCCGGTCATCCATAGCGGCCTGGTTGCTGTAAAGCTGCTGCTGTCGGTCAATCATGCTTTGCAGGCTCAAATGGTCGGGAACTCCCGTGGATATATACGTGTTGCCTGCGGATAAATCCACCGTGACGCCCTGAATGACCGTCCGCATGTCCAGCCAGGCCGGGTTGGCCCCTGCAATCGACAAGCGCCGCCCCAGCAGCAGGTCCGGACGGATGGCCGCCAGGGCGTCCACGCTTCCGGCCCAGGGTGCCACGCGGGTCATTTGGTAATAGGCGGCCAGGACGGGCCTGTAATTTGGCCAGTCCGCTTCGCCGCTCCCGCTGCCTCCGGACGGAGGCGGGAATGCAGAACCGTCCTCCGGGCCGATTGTCCCCTGGCGGTCCACCTTGTAATGCCGTTTCCGGGTGTTGGTGGTAACGCCGCGCCAGGTCAGCCAGTTGTAATACCTCGTCACCTTGTCCCCGTTAATCGTCACGGTTTTTTTACGCGGAAAGAGCAGCTCAAAACCTTTTTTTGGAGGGGAATCTATGTAAACGTATTGCTTGAAAATCACCTCACACCATTTGATGGTTGTGCAGGCTTCGCTTAATGAGCCGGAAACAAGTTCGTACCTGGTGGCGGTCGTGCTGTAGTTCCTGGCATCCTGCCCTTCCACGGCGGGCGTCTCCCGCTGGATCGTCCCGAACTGTGCCCCGGGCACCTTCGCCAGTTCCGGAATCTTTTTTGTCCACCATTCCCGGGCGTCCTCCGGCCCGGTCGGCATCTTTTCGCCCAGAACCATCATTTCCGGTTTGGCAAAATTGTATTGGGAGCCATCCACGCCATCCTCGTCGGTGTCGTCCGGGTCATCCCCCGTTCGCGGGTCGGACAGTTGCACGATCGTGCAGCCTTCCTGGTGCAAGTCCGCCCCGGCTGGGTGAACAACCGTGGACGTGGCGTACTTGCCCCGCGTCATCACCACCCCCACCGCGGGGGGCACCAGATCCACCCGTTCCGTCAGCTGGATTTTTGACAATCTGTGCGCGATCCGGTCCAGCGTCACCGGGTCCAGGCGGTCCCCGTCCGCAATGTGCAGCACGGGGCTGGCTCCGGAATAATCAAACCAGGCCACCATGCCGGGCCGGGAACTTAGGAATTTGCGCAGCAGGGAGGCGTGCTTGTCACAGGCGACATCCGTGTCCCATATCCAGGCGGAATCATCCACATCCAGCACATAATCCGTCACCAGCGCCCCGTGGGTGCGGGCGTTGTCCAGCACCGTCCGGAGGGCCGCCGCGATCTTGATGCGCCGTTTGACCGACGCCCCGGAGGATAGGCCGGAAAACGCCGCAAACGAGAAAGCAATCCTGCCCGCCCCGATGCCGGAGCCGAAAAACGTCGTGCCCTCCATCGGCTTCCAGTGGTCGCAAATTTCCACCTGCCACACGTAGCCGGACGCGGACAAGGCGGCATCACACTTGCGCACGGTGCCGTCCAGCACCGTCACGCCGTCCCACGCCACCCGCACGCGCTCTTTATAAGAGAAGGGGGCGGCATCCATCATTTCCCGGCCCAGCTGGAAAGACACCTGGGCCGCCGTAAAATTCCGCCATTGCCAGCTGCATGACTGGCTGGCCAGTCCCGTCAATTCTACTGTTCTAATGTCCATACCCCCGCTGTGAATCAATCTTGTTCAGGCGGCTTTTCAGCTCCGCCACTTCCGCATTCAGCTTTTGCGCCGTTTCCTGGCTCCTGGAATACCTGCCTAGTATCTCCCGCACCAGCTCCACCATGCCGTGAATCGCGGGCGTTTCGTCCTGGCCGCGGTCGTTGCCAAGAAGCATTTTCAGCTGGCTGGCCAGCTGGGCACGCTCGCCCTTGTCCACCTGTCCGTCCTGTAATGTTTTGCGCACAACGTCCTCCACCTGGTAAAGGATTTCATAGTCGGAACTTCCGGCCAGATCCCCCGCTTTCTGAACAGCCCCCTCCCGGTATTTCCGCATCCATTCCGTCAGTTCCATTGCTGCCGTGCTTTTGGCCTGGATGTCTTCAGGCAGGGCGGTTACTTTCCGGGCGGCTTCTTCCAGGCCCTTGATTTTCTGTTCCTGGTTTTCCTGTGTCTTTTTAGCGGTCAGGATGTCATTCATGGACTTCCAGGCTTGTTCCGCGGCTTTCACCATGCCCCGGTCGGCGTCGGAATTGTAAGCATTGCCGAATTTTTCTTTCAGGGCTTTTAAGAATTCATCAACCCATTTGGCATCATCCTTGTCCCGCTTGTCCCATAGCTCCCGGTCCTTATTCCGGAGGCGGCCAACCGTGTCCAGGAACTTGGTAACGCGCTCCTGGGCCTTTTCATTTCCCTCCGCGTATTTAGCAGCAAAACCGGAAAAGGAATCCACGCTTGCATTCATCACATCTGCGGCGGTGTCCATTGCTTTCTTGTTAGCATCCAGTTCTTTCTTGCGCGCCTCGGCAGCCTTGGAAAGAGCATCCGCTGCTGTCCGGGAAACAGTGGAATCACGCCGCTGGTTATCCTGCCAGGCATCTGTCTTTTTCGTCTCCACCTGAACATCCTGATCAGCTTTTGCCTGGACGCCCTGCACGGCCAGAACGTTATTCAGCCGTTCTTTGGCCGTTGCCACGTCCGCATCCAGGGCTTCCTGCTCCTTGAATAATTCAGCTAAGGTTTCTACCCTCTGTTCTATTACGTCTCTAGCGACTTTTAGCGTTTCCGCATAAGCTATGTACAAGGCATCCCCGGACTTGCCGCGCACGTCGCCCAGCAACCCCGTATTTTTGATGCCTTCCATCATATTGTTCAAGGCGGCTTCCTGCTGCTGTTTTTCTGCAATCAGCCGGGCCATCATTTCTCCATTGGTGGCGGATGGCATGCTGGCATCTTTCCGCATGCCATCCATTAAGGCCTGTACATGCTTCAGGGTTTCTTCATCCTGATTCTTTTTCTGCTGTAATCCGGCCACCAGCGGGATGCCCACGCCGCCCAGCATGGCCGCTTTAGCCATTTCTTTCGGCGCGTCTGCAATTTCCTTTTCCAGCTTCTTCTTTTTGGCTGCCAGTTCCTGCCATTGTTTCAGGGCCGCTTCCGCGTTCTTGAAAGCGTCCGCCTGCTTGTAAAATTGCTTCGTGTCTAAATTCTTCACTCCCGCCGCTGCCGGGCTGGATTGGGTAAGCTCCTGCATGCGCCTGATCTGTTCCGCCTTGGCTTCGGCCAGTGCTTCGGCTTTTTTCACGGCATTTTCCGCCTGCTGCCGTTCGATAGCCCGGCGTTCTCCGGCGTCTTTGGCGTCGATGGCCGCCAGGGCATCCCGGGCCTGGCTCTCCGTCATTTCCCCGCGGATCTGTTTTTGCCTGATGATGCTCCGGTTCTTTTCGTTTTCGATGGCCAGCAGCTGGGCCTGCATTTCCAGGTTCCGGCTCGCCTTTTCGTCCAGGGCTTCGATCGTCCTTTTGCGGGCGTCGTAAGCGTCATTGATCTGTTTGACCAGGGCATGTTCCTTCTTCAGCGCCTGTTCCTGGTTCAATCTCCCCAGTTCGGCGCTCATTCCGGCCTGCCAGGCCTCCACCTTCGCCTTTCCTTTTGCCAGCACGTCCGCAAGTTGCGCGGAAACTTTTTTAGCGCCCAGGCCAAACGCGTCAATAAGGGCATTTCCGGCAGCCCGGCCCAGCCCCCAGGCTTCCTTTCCCAGGTTGAGGACATTGGTGGCGTTTTGCAGGCCGCCTTTGAACTTGCGCCATTCCTGCATTTTATCACCCGCCCAGGTTTGAACCTGTCCGGGAAATTTGGATAAGGCGTCAATGCTGCGCTGTAGCCATCCGGACTGCTGCTTGACGGCATCCGCAGCATGGCCCACCGTTTTGTCCGCGCCCTGGACCGTCGCGCCCAGCGCGTCCAGTCCGTCAATCCTCACAGTCCAGTCATTAGGCGTTGCCGCCTGTGTCTCCGGATAAGCGGGCACGGCCCCCGTCTGTCCCCCCACGCCTCCGGATGGAAGCGCCGGAACAGACTTGACCGCCCGGGACAATTCATCCATGCCCTTGCGTACCTGGTCCAGCGTCCCCTCCGGCTTGGTAGATGCGGCCAGGCTCTTGGCCAGCGTGGCGTCCATCCTGGCCAGCAGCGCGGCAATCTGGTCCAGCCGCGCCATCATCCATTCATTCCCGCCTTCCCGGGCGGAGGGGACAGGAAGGGGGGAATGATCCGGGGCAGCAGCCCCGCGGGCTACCTCTTCCACGGCTTTGGACACCCGGGCAATTCCGGACTGCATTTCTTCCAGGGCCTTGTCCGTCCGTCCCTGGGCGGGTGTGCCGTTGGCCGCCACTCCTTCCGCATGGGCAATCGTTCCGGCCAGACGGTCCAGGCCCTCCACTTGTATGGTCATCTTGCCGGGGGCGGATGCCCCGGAGAATGCCCGGGCATCCGCCACGGTTCCCTCCCCTCCGGAAATAAGTTCCCGCGGCAGCCCCCTGGCTGCCGTGGAAAGATCGTCCACCCCCTTGCGCACCTGGTTAATCCCGCTCATGTCCGCCCGGGTGCCAAGCGTCAGGGATATGTCAATATTGTTGTTCATCAGTTGATTTCTCCGGTCAGGGCAAATTTGAATTCTACGGCCTGCCAGGCCGCCCCGCGCAAGTCCACCCCGTACCAGTGTTCACTGGTCAGGGGGTACGGGCGGGGAGGGTCCACAGTGGCGGCGTATTCCCTCACGCGCTGGGGGCGGCCCTGGTAATAGCAGGTCAGCCAGGTGACGCGCCCCAGCGGGTGCAGCGTGAACAATTCCTGGACGTCCAGGCCCCAGGCACGGGCCGCCGCCGCTGTCGGGAACGGATGGGCCACTGTGAAAGACAGCTGCATCAGGGCGTTGCCCCGCGCCCGCTGAAGCATCCAGGAACTGCCCAGCACGCCGTCCCGTTGCACCTGGACGGAGGCCGTAACGTCCACCGGAGCCGCCATAAGATCCCCCTGTTTGCAGAGCGTGACCGCATCCAGGCCGTCCGGACGGTAAATCACCGTGTCTGTGGATTCATAGGCCATCATCAGGAATCAGGATTGAGTGAAATAGCGGAAAAACGCCACGGAGGCGGAATCCGTGATCACAAAAGCCGGGTAGTCCGAGACTGTAAAAATCCTGCGGCCTTTGGTCTCCGCATGGACGGCCTCAACGGTCAAAGACACCGCATCAATCATTGTATAGGCACCATCCTCCGCAAGGGTCAGGACATCTTTTCCCAGCCTTGCCCACACCTGCACCGCCTGCCACGGTTCCGCCAGTCCAACCAGCGCGGCAACAACGGCCTGCATGGCCGGTGCCTGCTCCGCCGGTATCTCGTCCTGCGTATAGCGTGCCGGAGGTCTATATCCGCCCTTGTCCTGATAAATGGGCGTCAGAGTGAATTCCTGCCATGTTCCAGGCTTCGGAAACTGAATTTGTATTTCTGCGTCGTTCATCATTAGAGAGGTATGTTAATGTCCACAAAATCAGCCGTTTCTTCGGCTTCAATATCGTTTCTTGCCAATGCTTCCAGCGCGTAATAAACGGGATTGATGTTGCCGGGCTGGTAGAGGGTGCGCACCGCAGACCCAACATGCATGTACACATCCCCGCTCGCGTTCCCCGGCAAATCAGTAACTATCGAACTAATCCCCAAGCCCGTTTCAAAGGCATTAACGCCGCGCACCGCCGCAATTTTATGCAGCTGCACCGTCTGCCCTCCGCCCGTCAGCAAATAGAGGCTGCCGTACGAAATATATTCGCTCTCGAATTTGTACTGGGATCGTTGATGATAGATAATTTTATTAACGATTGAAGGTATAGGCTCGTTATGCGTCGCGGGCACAAAACTTGTAGTAGTTTTCACCCTCCACCCTGCCGCCTCGGAAAGAGCGTAAATCTCACGCACCTTGACCACGTAGCCCCCGCGGGTCGCATCCCGTACATTATCAAATGTGATGTCCAGAATTTCGCCGCTGTTGTGGGCCAGATTATTGCCAGGTATGATACTGTACGATCCCTGGGTTAAATCAGATCTTGTCGTTTTGCTGCCTCGTCCGATGCCTATGGTAATTTTGCCTGCGCCGGGTATGCGCCACGGAATGGAGAATCCCGCAAAGTTGGAATAATTATGTTGACCGTTAGGCCCTGTGAAGGGAAAGACAATCGTGCTGTGAGTCCCGGCAGGCACTCTAACCTGCGCATACTGGCCGGGAATGAGAGCGGTAGTTGCCGCCGTCCCTGTCGCCGTAATGCTGCCCGTGTTGAGGTAGGCGTGCTGGGAAAAAATGTCCGTCACTCCGGCCAAGCCTGCGGCATGCAGGCGGTTGACCGCGCCCGTATCGGTCGGCGCTCCCACGGCAAGCGGGATGTTGATGCCTCCGTTGGCGTTGACGGTCCCGTCAAACGTGCCTCCCGCGGCGGTGATATTGCCGTCCAACGTCATGTTGCCTGCATCATCTACTTGAGGTATGGCCGCCAGAGCCTGCTGGGCCGCCGTGGCAGAGTTGGCTGCACTGGTGGCAGATGTTGCGGCATTATCGGCATCCGTGGACGCGGTGGCGGCGGACTGGCCAGCCGTCCGTGCCGCAGCCTCGGCGGTCGCGGAAGATTGGCGCACATCCCGCCCCAGGCTGTCCAGTTGCCGCGCGGTGGCCAGCTCCATCCCTCCCAGGGTGATGCCGTCGTCATAGTCCACTACCACGGTCATCAGCGGGGCCATCGTGCCGTTCACGGCGGGCGGGTTGGCCACCTCCGCCACCAGGCCACGCCCAGGGACGGACGGAGTAAGTACGGCGTGCATGCCCAGCGCGTAGGGCGTCATCTCCGTCCCCTCGCACACCTGGATAATAATGACATCCCCGCGCGTCAGGGGGACGCCTGGCGTAAATACCCACGTAGCTGTCTGGCCGCTGGTCAGGTTGGACACATAGGCGGAGGTGCCAATCAGGCTGTACGCACCGTTTACCAGCTTCCAAATCCGCAGGCAATACTGATTCAGGGCGGGGTCGGTGAAAAAATACACAGTGGAAATACTCGTCAGGCGGCAGCTGTCAGGCAGATGCCCCGCCAGTATCTCGTCTCCCCAGGTCATCGCGTAGCCTCCGACGATGGTCCAGGTGTCGGCGGCATCTCCGCTGGACAAGGTGGATTGCCCGGTCACCGCTTCCAATTCCACGCCCGCATCCTTGAGCGCGTCCGGCAGTTGTGCGGCCAGGGCGTCGGCTACCAGTTCGGACCAGTCGGCCAGCACCTCGTCAGGCGGCGCGTAATCCCCGGGCAGCAAGTCCGCCCGGACCGTCACCCGGATCAGGCGGGACGTGCGCTGCGCCCCGTCCGGAGCCACCAGCACCACCTCGCCGATCAGGTCAATCCGGGATTGATCCCCCATGACCTCCGCCAGCTGCACCGTATTAACGGACAGGCTGCCGACATAGGCAGTGCCCAGGGCATCCTCCACATGTTCCAGCCCCGTGGCGGCCAGCACCAGGGAATCGTCCCCCAGGGATTTTTTCACGGCCAGCACGGGCACCTCGTCAGAATTCGAGGGGTTGCCGGGGCCGTCCGTCAGGACGATGCGCAGCGGCATCTTGTCGCCCCGCACCAGGGCCATGTCAGTCAGCGGCACCTGGCCCGCCGTCGTCAGGGCCAGCGTGTTAGCATCTATGTATATAATCATGATTGGAAAGATGGAAGGGGGAAAGCGGAGCCGCCCCAGCCGGACGGCTCCTGGATGGGCGCAGGGTTAATCCGCCGCCAGCTTGGCCAGCGCCAGGCTCGTGAACGTAGCCAGGGGGGAATTCTTGATGGATAGCTCAAACTCGCACGTCACCGGATCGGACGCGAAATTCGGGCTGTTGGTGAGGGATAAATCCCCCATCACGCAGAAATGGGCCAGCTTTTCGGCGTTATTGCCGGAGTTGCGCAGTTCTCCATACACCCAGCAACGGATGTTGCCGGAGGATGAAAACGGCGCGGCTTCCTGGTCATCTTCCAGGTTGTCCGCCACGCCGAACGCCAGCTGGATCGCTTCGGGCGTCACCTCCTGCGTCGTGAACTTCAGCTTGGACTGCTGGGCGATCGACAAATCGCGCATTTCATAAAATCCCGCGTCGTTCACGCCTTCCACCGTCGCCGTCTTCTTCTGGCGTTCGCTGGTAGCCGTCTTGATCTTGCCCAGGGTCAGCCACGGTCCAGGCTTTTCCGGGGTGGGAGCGTCGGGCTTGGCCCCTTCTCCCACCGTGTTTCCTGCGGTGACGGTTTCCCCGAATTTTGCAATGCGGATGATCATGCCTCCGATCAAATTATCGACAAATCTTTTTTCGTATGCCATGTGCTTGGTTTGGTTAATAGTTAATTGTTAATGGTTCGTCGTTCCGGCTCCGGTCCGTTAAAATACCCGGCAGCCGGCTTTTGCCTGTTCGAGCGCCGCAGCCTGGTCGGGCGTGACGTTCACCACCACTCCGGCCAGGTAGGTCATGCCGCTGATGTTGGTGCCCGTCCTGGTCACGCGCACTTTCACCAGTTGCGGCTTGGCCTGGCCGCTGACGCCTGCTTCCCCCGCGGCGGATGCCGGGGCCGTCTGTTCTTTTTCTGTCTTTGCCATGTTGTTGCTATGGGTTCAGGTTTTCTCGGATCGAGAGGAAAATCACTCTGCCGTCCACGTTCTTCAGTTCCGGCACTTGTTCCGTGCTTAGTTCTGTAATTTCCGCCACCCAGGGGGCTGTCCCGGCCAGCTCGTCATTGTGCGGGGACCATTTGCGCAGCCGCCGCAGCACGGCGGCGGTCAGGGCGGACAAGCGGCGGATCGTGGGGTCAGCCCCCACTTGCCCGGTCGTCATGACCAGGATGGCTGCCGTGGCGACAACCACGCCGGGGTCCGGCATGTCCACACCCTTCCAGGGCGGCGGCTGGGGTGCCTGGGGCATGACCGCGATGGCCGCATCATACTGCGCCACGGCCAGGGCAAGGTTGTTCACTTGGTCGCTGGCGTCAAACGGGTCCGGAATCACATAATTGGCCAGTTCTTTTTTTCCGGCCAGGCGGTCGATCACCGCCTGGGCAAACACGTATTCGGGGCCGTCTGGTAGTTCATCATTCATGCTTGTTCAATCGGTTGGAAATTCTAGTTGCCAGGGTGTCCACGGCGGAGGATTTCACGGTGTCGGTCAGTTCCTGATCCGACGGCAGAACGGTGCGGTCGGGGTCGTGCGTTACGGATTTAAGGAGCAGCCCCAGCGGCGTTATTTTCTGCTTCCAGCCCTTGTACATGCGCTTGCGTTCCTGGACGCGGGCCAGGTAGGGCATGCGGCTTTTGACGCTGTACAAGACCATGATTTCCTCCTGGGGAATTCCGGCCTCGGCCAGCGTGATCCGCCGCTTGCGGAGCGGAGAATCCGGCCCTGGGACAAGCAGGCTTTTGGTGGGGCGGCCCGTCACGGGGGAGATGCGGCCAGTCGCCCGGACCGTGCCGCCCAGCAGGTGCAGGCGCACCCCCGTATGGCTTACCGTCACGCGGGCCGTGCGGCCCTCCATGTGGCTTTCCGTGGCTTCCGCCGCCCCGGCCCAGTAGTTCCGCGATCCGGTCTGCTGGGATCGGTCGATAAAATGATTCTTCAGCAGGTCGCGCAAATCGTCCCCGGCGTGCCGGGTCATGGCCTGCAAATCCTCCGGCGTGACCATCCTGGCCAGGGCCACGGACATATCCAGGTTCACTTGCAGACTAATCATGCCCGGCCTCCTTCCATGATTGCCTTGTCCCCGCGGATGCTCACTTGCACATCCAGGTTGCGGCTGATCCAGTCGCGCAAATCCTGATCCACTCCTTTCATACTCGCCTCGGCTCTGTTAAAATCTTCCCGTCCGGATGCCGCGTCCTGCAAACCGTCCGCCGATACGGATTTAACCCCCATCCCGCTATTAAAGTCAAAAGGCGGGTAGCCCGTCCCCCACCGGGACAGCAGCTGCCAAATCCGGCTGGACACCAGGGCACGTTTTCCTTCGGCATCCACGCCCAGCCGTTCCGCGGGGGAAAGCTGCGCATACGCATCTTTCCAGCGCGTGTCCCAGTCCCGCGGTTCTTTCCTGGTTCCCACCCGGACCAGCTGCCAGGCGTGGGGCCTGTCGTCGGCCAGCAGGTTTTCCTTCCACGCAAAATTTCTAGCTTGCGCCACGGTCTGGTCAAAAATCAAATTCTGGCGTCCGGGTGTCGTCATGTCCCGGATCGTCCCCTCGGCATCCTCCGGGGCCTCATAATTGTAAAATTTAAGTACCGCCTGCAAAAACTCGCGGGCGGAAGCATTCAGCCATTCGCCGTTCAAAATTTTCCGGGATCCGTCCCGGATTGCCTGAACCGTCTGAAGATGGTTGCAGCCAGCCGAAAAAACAGCACGCTGCGTGAATTCCCGGCCCATTTGTTCCAGCTGGGCGGAATTCAAGTTGGTCGGCATCAGCCGCTTTCCCATCAGTGTTTCTTCGGCGCTTGGCATCCTATTAACTATTCGCTTTTAACTGTTCACTGCCCGCATGCGCGGGCCTTACATCACCCCGCCGTGGCGGCTCATGCCCCACCGGATCGGCCTTCCGGAATAGTGAGGGCTGGGGGTCTTGTCGCTGGCGTCATCGGTGATCACGTAGCTGCCGGAGGATAATTCCTTCAGCACGTCATTGGCGTGCTGCCACTCCGCTTTCCGCTCGTCCGTCATGGCCAGGGCAAACCGGACCAGGACGCGGTAACGGACAATGGCCCCGGCTTCCGCCATCAGTTCCGCGGGGATGCAGTCAGGGCTTCCCTGTAACCTGGTGCGGCCTCCGGAGGCAATGCGGCTGCGGATGGTGGCCGCCGTCTCGGCCAGGATGCCGGGAATGGGATCGGGCTGCACCTGGGCGCGGTCGCGCGTTACGCTGGCCAGTTCCCCGGCGTTCAGTACCTGGTTCAGGATGGTTTCAGTTAGGGGCGTCCACATGGTTTTTCTTCTGGTTGTAAGTTCCGGGGGCGGCGTTGCGCCCCCGGAACAGTCCTCGTCAATCGGTCATCCGGTTACGCTACTTCCAGACGCGCGGCGGCTGCCGGGCACGTCACCTGGCGGTCGGTGGACCAGTACAGCGTGTCCACCGTTTCCAGCGTTTTTTCTTCGGACAATACTTCCGGGCCGCCCGGTTCCATCGTGAAGTCCTTGCCCGCGGACATGTCGTTGCGCGTCGGGGCGTCGGAGCTGTAGAACATGAACACATCCATGCCCATGATCGTTTTCAGCTTGCCCGCCTTACCCCGGACTTCCGGGTTGTAGGGCATGGATGCCACCGATATGTTGATGTCGGGGAAGATCAGCATATTGCGCAGCAGTTCCAGGGAAACCGCCACAGTCTGCCCTTGGATCAGCTCGCGCAGGCTGGGGTGGTTTTTGGCGATCATCCAGGCGTTCTGTCCAAAAATCAGGTGAGTCGGTCGGCGTCCGATCCCGGCCTGAATGGTGATTGCCAGCGTGTCCAGTTCGTTGATGATATTGGCCGCGGCTCCGGCTTCTCCGGACCAGATGCCCGCCCCGGACGTGACGGGAACTCCGGCCTTGAAGATGGACACGGCCTGGAATTCCCGCGTGACCAGCTGGGTGCTCATCAGTTCCTGAAGATTGCTTTCGCGTTCTTCCTCGCCTCCGTCGTCCTGGTCGGCGTCAAATTTCCACGTCCCGACTTCCAGCGCATGGGGGCGGCAGTTGTAGAATCCGTCCGTGGCGTTGGTGTCGATCCGGGTCGGGGAATTACCCCGTGCCAGGGCCGTCCGGTAAACGCGGAAAGCGTTGCCGATGTCCCGCTTCTTGTAAGTTCCCACGGCGGTTCTCACCCCCACGGCGGGAAACAGTTTATTGCCGATGCTGTCGGCCTCGTCCGCATGGGCGGCCTGGCACAGTTCGGTTAAATAGCCGTTGTAGCTTGCTGCATGTTGAAACATATTTTTTTATTCTGTTGGTTGTTGAATTAAGATCCGGAGGAAGGCGCGGCCTGAACGGTCGGAAGCGTCAGGTAGCCTTCCAGCAGCTGGCCCCCGGTGCCTTTTTCGCAGGCCACGGCCACCTGGGTCCCGGTGGGTCCGGCCTTGACGGTTCCCTTGGCGGCCAGCACCAGCCTGGTGCCTTCCTCGACGGAACCGGGGGAAGCATGAAGACGCACTCCCACAATGCCCTGATGGGCGGGCAGGAGGTAGTCGGTCATTTCCCCCTCGTCGCCCCCTACGTGGACGACGCCCAGGGGGGCGGTGTCGTTTTCGGTGCATAGCACCAGCTTTCCGGAGGCGTCTTTCTTCACGAAGCAGCCTTCGCATTCGCGGAGGTCCACGCCGCTTTCCGCCCTCATGACGGCCTGTTGATGGATAATTGCCATGTTGTTTTCTGGTTATGAATAGTTAAAAGCAAATGCCAGGAGCGGTTTACTTCTGCCCCAGCCGGATCTTGGCCAGGTTCTTCGCTTTCCAAAACGAGCAAAGACGCCCGGCTGCCTTTTCTTGCGCCTGGATGTCGCGGGCCGTATTCACCAGCAGCTGGCCGCGGTCCGTCCCCATGCCTTTGCCTCCCCTGGTCGCCTGGGTTTCCCGGCGATATCCGGGCCGGGCATACTTCGGAGCGCCCCCGGACGTGCCGCCTCCCTTGCGGTTGGCCAGCAGGTTGATCATCTTGATGCCCATCTCGCGGTTGGTCAGCAGTTCTTCCTTGAGGTCCTTCTTTTCCTCGGGGGTCAAGGTCGCAAGGTCTTCGCTGTTGAGCAGCGTTTCCGCTTCCGCTTCCGCGGCTTCCTGTTCGGCGGCCATCAGGGCGTCGATTGTTGCCAGTATCTGGTCCAGCGCGGCGTCTTCCGGCAGTCCCAGCTTGGCGGCGATTTTTTTCAATTCTTCCATGTTGTTGTCTTGTTGGTTTGTGTTGTCGTTGATCGGCGCGGCCTGACTGTTGGTGATCGGGCGCTGGCCGGGGTTGTTGGGCTGGTTGGTTAGGGCCAGCCCGACGAGTTGCAGGGGGCGGAGGCGTCCGCCTCCCAGGTCCGCGCACAGCTCCACGCTGTACACGGTCGAAAAATGTTTGTAGATGCGGTCCCGGACCAGGGGGAGGCCCAGCGGCGTCCATTCGATACGGGCGCACAGTTGCAGCCCTTCCACCGTTGGCAGGGCGGCAAGCTCGCGCACCCAGCCGTAAGCCCGGCTATCCCGCGGCCCGGTGACGGCAACGGACACATGTTCCACGTCGGTCAGCAGCCCTTCTTCCGGGACGCCTGCTTCCACGATGGCCCGCACGGCCTCATCGTCGATGACCTGGACATATTTTTTTCCGTCCGCTGTCTGCTGGGGATGTTCCCCCCAGCGTTCGATGTTATACCAGCCGTCCCCCGGGTTTTCCCAGGGCTGCAAATCTTCCAATGTAATGGTTTTCATCCTTCTTGACTTTTTGTCTGTGTTGGTTACGGTGTTGTTACGGTGATGCGCGGCCTGGGGGCCATCCGTTAAGGCCGCGTTAGCCCGTGCGGGGAGATGGCCCTCCCGTCCGTACTTCTTTTATCTCTTGTATTTCAGGGTTCCCTTTCTCATCTTTTCGGCTCCATTCAGTCGGCGGCTGTGGAAAAAGCTTCTCACCTGGCCATCCTTGCCCGTGATAAATCCGCTCATGGCAAATTTCCCGGCGTCATCCTTGTACACGCGCAGGTAGGTCTTCTGGCCGTTGTGGGATTCCCACACTTCGTGCGGGTTTTTCACGGCACGGACTGCTTCAGATAAACGCCGCAATCTCCGGTTCTGTTCCTCGGGCGTTTTGGGGGGCTGGGTGCTTTCCCAGTGATCCAGGACGCCCTTGCTGAAATGCACGTCCTGCCCGTCGATGGACCGGGCCGTAAATCCCCGCGTCAGGGCTTTCCGCGCTCTTCCCGGGTGGCTGTGGCTGCTGGCCGGGTCGGGGGTCAGGGCGGACAATTTTTCCAGTCCCAGGCTTTTGGCCGTTCCGGTTTGGCCGATGGCCTCATGCTGCCCGCGGCCCCGCTTGTCCCAGCCCTTCCTGGCCCCTTCGCTGGTGCCGTAGTTGGCCAGCAGGTTTTCCTGGTCGCCGTTTCCGGCTGAATTTGCGTTTTGCCGGGGTGCTGCCGGGGTGCTTCCTGCTTTTTCCGGGTCATTGCCCACTTCCAGCCCTGCGGCGCGTTTCATGGCCGTTTCCAGCTTCCGGGCATCATTCCGGATCATGGCCGGGTTCGGCTGTGCGTTGAGCAGCTTTTCCAGCAGGGCAAGTTCCTGGGCCGTCAGGGGGGCGTTGTTCCTGGTCTGCTCAATCTGTGCGGGGATGTGTTGCCAGTTTCCGCGGCTGTTGGCCAGCAGGGGGAAGGAGGGTTGTTCCTGGGACGGCTGCGGCGCCCGGTACGTGACCGTATAGCCGGACGCCTCGCTTACTTCTTCCTCGTCGGCAATATATCCCGCGGCGGCCAATTTCGTGATGTTGTCCACCTGCTTGCCTACGTCTTCCGCTTCTTCGTATTCCAGCGTCCAGTAGGCCAGATGCGGCCTTCCCGGGAAATGGCGGTCCAGCAGGCGGCGGCTCATTTGGCGGTTGAAGCTTTCGGAGATTTCCGCGCCTTCGCCCGCCGCCAACATGCGGAATGTTTCCTGGTGGGCGTTGCCCGCCAGCGTCCCGCTGCCGGATTCCGCCAGCACGGTCAGCTCGCCGCCCGTGCCGCGGCGCACAATCTGCTTGTCGCACCACTCGCAGCGCTGTTTGAAGGTGTCCCCTCCGCGGGCCGTCGTTTCCACAGTCTTGATGTCCCCTCCGTCCGGGTAGCCGCCGCGCCCGTCCCCGATCATCTCTTCGGCGATGCGGTCATATTCCCGTGCCTGTTCGTCAGAAGTGTTTGGCGGGTATTTGAAGAAGATGGCCGGGTTGCCGAACACGTCAATGAATCCGTCCCACCCGTCCAGGGCATGGGCCTTGGCGCAGATGGCGAACATGGCGGGCAGGTCCACGGGCCGGAGGCATTCACGGATGATCAGGCGGCTTTCATCCACGGCTTCCAGCTTGGCGCATGACCTGTCGGCGGATTCGTTGTAATACCAGGCCCCGCCCTTGACAGGCCGGGCCATCAGCCACTGGTCCACGGGTTCCATCCTGATTCTGCCGCCTCCGGCCACGGGTTCCAGGTGCGCGTACCCGCGGAAGGTAGCCGATCCCATGAACCGCACCGCATCCCTCAAGTTGTCGATCTTGCCGTAATATTCCGCCAGGCATTGCTGCTGCTCGTCGGCCAGCGTTTGCAAGTCCGGGTTGTTGCCGATGGCTTTGGCATCCACCTTCACGTCGTCAGTCATTTCCGCCAGGGCGGAGGCGCGGCGGTCCAGGACCGTGCCCAGCATGTCGTCCGTTTCTTCCAGGGCGGCCCAGCACAGCATCACGTCGGCATACTGGCCTTTCCGGTACAATTCATAGAGGGCGCGGGCTTCCTGCGGCGTCAGGAATGGCAGCGGGTTCCGGCCTTCCTTTTGAGAGCGTCGGGACAAAAAGCCGATCAGCCTGATCATGCCAGTCCGGAAATTCCCTGGCCTGCCAATCATCCTGTTCACAAATTGCGGTAAAATGTTCATCGTGTTAAAATCTCCTGGTCCTGATGCCGCCCCAGCGGCGGGTGCCGGAGGCCCGGTTACTGCTCTTCCTGCTCTTGCCCTGGCGGGACTTGTGCCGCCAGGATGACGGGCTGCATGATTCCAGCCCGGTCCCGACGTGGCCCCAGTAGGAAAGCTTGCCGCTGTCAAATGTGTCCGCGTGGTTGCCCTGCGCGTCCACATCGGCCTCGAACCGTGCGCCGTTGCGCGTCACCAGGCGGTGGTCCGTTTCCAGCCATTTGCCCGGAGGCATGGCAATGAGAGCGTCTTCCAGGGCGGAGCAATACGCGGCCCCCATTGCCGTCTTGGCGTCGGATTTTTCGCCGCAGTAGCGGACAACCTGCTGCCCGTAAAACCCCACCACCCGGACCAGGCCGGACAGGTCTTTAGCCAGTTCCCGCGCCAGGAATTTTTCATTGCTGGTGTCCACCACCAGCACGCCGCGCTGCTCGCGAGGCACGGCCCCAATGACCAGTTCCAGGATGCCCAGCATGACGGCGTAGTGCTCCGTCTTCCACCTGACCACCAGCCGCTGCCAATATATGCGGTCCCAGTATTCCGTGGCCGTCAGGCTGGACGGGTTGGACTTCTTGCCCTCCGTGCTGGCTACGTCCAGCCCGAAACACACTTTTCCGGCGCACAGGGATTCCGCCCAGTTCGGGGAGATGGCTTCACGGATCGCGATCATGCGCACACCTCCTCCCCGGCCAGGTCCAGGCCCGTGCAATGGCCCAGGCCCATGTTTTGCGCCCGGTTCAGCCAGCCCAGCGGGATGGCTGCCGTGCCGCCCTGAATAAACTTCAGGCCATAGTTGCGATCCACCGACGCGCGGTCCAGGCTGTGCGCCCTGAATTCTTCGTAGGGCACCACCTTGCCGGACAGCGGATCATAGAGCGGCAGCCCGGCCAGTTCGGCGTCCAGAGCGTCCACACGGTGGACCGGGTAGCCCTGTTCCGTCTTGTACCAGTTCCCGGCGGCGTTCGGTTCAAATGTCCGCAGGCCCGGGTTCAGCAGGTCGTAGGTGTAATGCGTATCGTCCGCGGGCGGCGTGCTGAACAGCCAGAACAGGAATTCCGGGTTGCGTGAGATGATCGGTTCCACCGCGTCCCATACGCCTTTGAAGTCCGGCCAGAAGCCGATTTCATCTCCGAACACGTCACCCGTCCAGCCCCGGGCCGTGTCGGGATTGGGGGCGAGGATCTTCGTGCGGCTGTACGCCGTCCGCGTGTGGTAAATCCTGACCTGGGCCGCCTGCTTGTCCATCAGTTCCGCCAAGTCGTCCACGTTCAAAAGTTCCTTGCTGGTCTTGTCGATGACGTTGCCGCCCAGCTGCTTGCCCAGCTTGTCCTGGCAAGCTTTCAGGGCGCCCAGGGCGTCGTGCCAGATGGTTGCCTCCTTCTCCACGATTTCCTTTCCGGTCGCAATGGATGCGCTCACAAAAAAGCAATTCCGCCAGGGCTTTTCAATCATGCGGTCGATGGCCTTGCTGGCAATCGTGTAGGACTTGCCGCCCTGCCGCCGCCACATGAAAAAGCAGATGCGGAAAGCCACGCAGAACGCGGCGTCCTGAAAGGCCAGCAGGTTGACTGCCCGGAAATTGTCAGGATGATGGGGCATCTACAAATTCGGGGGTGACTGTTTTCCGCTGGCCAAACAGCAGGGCGCGCAGCCTGGCCAGTTTGCTTTCGTTGGTTTCGTTGCTGCCGACAATCGCCTGGACTTCCGGACTGGTGGCCTTGTCCAGCAGCGCCTGGGCGGCCAGCATTTGCCATTTGTCAATGTCCAGTTTCAGCCGCTGGGCTTCCATTTGGGCCTTTTGTCCGGCCAGCACCATGCCGTAAAGGCGTTGCAAATCCGCGGCGGATTTTTTGCCCGGGCGCGTGATGACTTCGTAGCAGGTTTGCAGCACGGCGGCATGGGTGGCCTTCGTGACGTTGCCCCGCTTGATTTTGGCAAGCTGGGCGGCATTGTGGTCTTCCGCCGCCCATATCCGGGGCAGCAGGTGCAGCTTGTAGTACTCGCTGATGCTTTGCAGGGACAGTCGCACGCCTCCCTCCGCCAGAATGGCCTGTACATCCTTCAGGGTGGCGTTGGCGGCAAGGGCGTCGTCCACGGCTTGCCGCAATTCCTCCGGCAAGTTGTGGATGGTGCTGTCCGGCCTGGGCTTGCGCATGGGTGTAGGGGGGTTACTGGTTGCTAAGTTCAGCTTGTCCGGCATCCGTAATGCGCCAGCGCATTTCTCCCGTGATCTTGTTGGAGATGCCCGTGATCAGGCGCAGCGCGTCCAGTTCCTTCAGTTCGGTTTCAATTTCCGCGCGGGAAGGAGCCGGCACCACTTGCAGCTGCACCCGGCAGCGTATGTCATCTTCACGGCGCAGCAGTCCGGCGGGGACATGGGCCAGGTCCCTCAGGATGGCCAGTCTGATTTCGGCGGTTCGGTTCATTTCTTGTTCGGTGGGGTCAGGGTTTTCAGCATGCCGATGATTTCATGCAGGTCTCTGCCTTGTTCGTTGAGGCGGTCATATATGTCTCCCAGGTCTTCTTTCCGGTCATTTTTTATGTCTCGGATTTCTCGTTCCAGCCGGGCAATATCCTCTTTGGTGGCGTATTCGTTGGCCTTGCGGACATTGAGGGGATCATTGGACAAGGATATTTTGCGAGCCTTACCCATCACGTAGCCACCCCCGCCAATAGCGCCAGCCCCCACAAGGGTGCTTATTATCTGGACAACCGCTCCGGCATCTATCGTGCTCGCTTCCGCCAATAGCTGCATCATCATTTCAATAATTCGGCAAGGGTGGACGTGCCCTGGGTATAGGCACGATGCAGGGCGGTTGTGGCGATTTCTCCCAGCTGGATATGGCCGGGGTCGTAGATGGTGCGGAAGTCTCCGCCCCATACCAGGCCCGCCTGGCGGGTCGCTTCGGCAAGCGGCGCGTAAATGGATTTTGGGCCTTCGCTGGGGGACCAGATGTCCTGTCCGTCTTCAAACAGGCAAAAGTCCGCGGCCAGTCCAAAATTGTGCATGCTCTGGCCGCCCCTGGCCCGGGTGACGCGGGGGCGCTTGTTATATAGCGCGTCCTGTTCGTCGTAGGTCCGGACGCCGCAAATGATTTTCCAATCGGCCTGCTGCCGCATGGCTACGATCACCTGGCGCACCCGCATGGCGGCCAGTGGCTGCAAGGTCCATAGATAAGACTCGGAGCGGCTGTCCACCTGGCCGTATCTGGCTTGCAGCTGGCTGTGGCTGGTTTCCCACTGCGTAGCGGCTTCACGGGTCAACGGGCCAGTCATACCATCTAAGGCCCCACGGTAAAACCCGGCAAACTTCAGTGCTCGCTGCCAGGACAGCGTGTTCATTTTCAATTCGGCGTACTTCATGATGCTTTCCTTTCTTCACTGTTACTTATTAACTATTTTCCTTTCTGCACCACGGGCGGGGCGATCACCACTTCCGGCACGCTCTGATTCCACAGCAGCTTTCTTTCCCCCCGGTCAATCACCAGGGAGGAACCGCCGCGGACAATCACCGCCTGCCCTTCGGACAGGCTCACGCTGGTGGATGCGGTGGATGAACTGCTGCATGATCCTCCCAGCATCACCATCAGCGCGCCAATCGTCAGACATAGGCGGCGTCTGATGGTTTCGAGCTTGGCCGGATCGGAAGTCCCGGCCCCGGCTATGGACGAATTTGCCAGGTCGTTCTCGCCTGGCACCAGGGGCCGGGACTTCGATTCATTTCCGCCTCCATCGCCGGAGGCGGTATCGCTATCATCGCTGTCGGATGAAATTTGATGCTTCCCGTAAGTGATAAACCGCAGCAGGACATTCACGCCGCCCAGGGCGGTCACAAAGTCCACAGGGTTGTTTTCCAGCCACTCGCGGACGGACGGCAGGAGCAGGGACAGGAGGGCGGCAAGGTTGATCCAAAACGTCCGGGACAAGTACCAGGGCGTGGTCGTCTTTTTCGTTTGCTGGGGCGTAGTTGCCCCGGCGTCTCCCGACGCGAGGGCTTCATTCCCATGATTACCACGATTCAGTTCATCTCCGTTTTTTGTTCCGCCAAAATCTTGCTTGTTAGTCATGCGGGCACTCTAGCCCAGGCTCCGCATTCTTTATGTGGCATTTGTGGCAAATGTGGCGTTTGTGGCAAATGTGCTAAAAAAAGTTGAAGGTGGATTGCATCATCTTCCCGCGCTGGATGGCTTCTGCCCGCGCTGCCGCCGCCATATCCCGCACTTGCCCCTCCCACAATAGCTTTTTTACGCCTCCGGGCACGGCAGGCCAGGCGTACAAGTCCCCCCTCAATATCATGCGCCGCACTGTTTCCCGGCTTACCTTTAATATGCGGGCAGCTTCGGCAACGCTACATTCCGGCCCATTAGCCCAGCGGCGCAAATTTTCGTCCATGTGTCTATGTTACCACATGCTTAACGATTTTTCAGGATACAAAAAATTCTTTCCTACCCTCTGCTTATTCTGTATTTAAAAGAGCTATGGCATATATTTTCTATATAGAATTCTACAACGGACCAAGTCAGCTACTCAAGGAAATGAAAGCTGATATAAATCATTTGGAAGATTTTCAAATGGATAACTTACTCCAAAATGGGAGGTTTATAACAGAACGTCAAATCATGAGAGACGACATATCATCAGAGGAAGAAGCAAAACGGATTTTAGAACAACTACGCAAGGAGAATCCTGGAAAACGAGTCCGTTTCTTCCAACTTCCCTCTTAAATGAATACATAAAAAAGTCTCATGTTGGAATTCAACATGAGACTTTTTTCAAGGCACTACCGTTTCAATCAGAGCATCCGCAGGGATGCGAAAAGTTACAGAGGGAATTCGTCTTCAATTACTATTCCACTCCATCCCCTGGCCGTTTTCGGTTCGGGGGCTGGGGTGGCAGCTGCTCTCTGGCCAGCGTCCTGGACGGCCCTGGGCACTCGGACGGCTCCCACATGATCCGCCAGCCCTCCCGGAGGGAGCGTTCCCGGCAGGGCGTGCGGTTCGTAGGTTTCCACGCCCGTTTCATCCGCCATCTTCCGGGCGGCGGCACGGCCCCGGTTGATCACCGTGTAATTCAGATGGCGGATGTGTTCAGGCTTGGCATATTTCCGCAGCTGGTCATAGACATTCTTGCCCGTACAGGGCAGATGCAGCTGGTCCCGTACAACCCCCGCCAGATAGTCCGGCCCGGTTTCAAACCGTTGCATGCTATCTCGGAGGATGTGCAATGCCTTGTCCATTTCCGTGTAGGTGTTGTCTCTGATGGCTTCATATCCCAGGTAGGCGGCAAAACGATTGTAAATCAGCGTGTAATCCTTTTGGGCCGCCTTGGTTAAAGATTCCGTGTGTCCGGTGGCTTTCCAGGTCTCGTCGTGCCGCCATTCTTCCAAGGAAGGGAGCGGGCAGCCGTATGCTTGTAGCTTCTTGTAAGCCCGGGCGGCCAGCTGGGCCAGCACGGCCTTTTGCTTATTTGACAGTAATTTTTTCATTTCGGATGTAGTCTTTCCATCTTATTACCTGTTGAGAGTGCCGGAAGCCTTGTTCAACCGCCCTTTGCCGTTCGGATTCAGTATTGAATTCGCGGATTATCCTGATCAGGTTTTGTTTCCGGGCGGGGGTCATATCGCGCACAGTAGTGCGTCCGCCTTCCGGCGTCATCACCGTCACGTCGTACAGGCCGGAGGGCTTTTTGCGGCATTTGTATTTAGTCATCACTCCTGGTGCTTCTCTCTACGTAAAACGTTTCTTCCTGCTTGATCTGCATGCCCAGCTTGGCGAGTTTGTGAGGCTTGACATGCAGGCGTATCGCCTCCTTGTCCGGGGTTACTTTGGTGACCAGGTAGGCCCTGCGGCGGGTGCTCTTGAGCAGGGCTACAACCTTGTCCCAGGTCCAGCCCGGCGCGGGCTTGAGGGAGGGCTGCCCCAGGCGGTAGCCGTAGGTAGTCAGGGCGGTGGTGCTGGATTTACGGCCCCTGGCAAACAGCTCGTCCCTGCGGGGGGAGGCCCATTGCTCGGCCATCTTGGTGAGCCGGGCAATCTCCCTGGCCAGTTCGCTGATTTTGGGATCATGCTCGGTGAGCACTTGCTGCATGGCGGTCTCCTTGGCGGCCTGCAAGGTGTCCAGTTCAACACCCTTGCGGGCGATGTCGTCTAAGGTCCGGCAGAATTCGTCCTGGTCTTTGATAACCTGCTGGTCGGTTGCTTTAGTGGTTGTGCGTATCTTTCCCTTTGTTATGTTGTTTGTTGAGTTGTTTCGTCTGGCGGAGCTTGCGGACCAGCATGGCCACCACGTCCGTCCATTTCAGTCCGGGGGTATTGTGAAGCCAGGAGTAAAATTTCTCGGCGTCCACGGGCACCCACTGGACGCCCAGTTCTCCCAGTTGCACCCCGATTTCCCGGCAGCGCGGGTCATAGGTCACGTGGTAGTCATGATTCCCCGGGAACCGTCCTAGTTCCAAGTTAATCTGAAAGCAGATTGTTTCCTGTTCGATGTTATTCATGGATGTTGGTTTCCGGTTTGTGTTCTTCCTCCCTTCTGGTTCCCCAGGTGCAGCCGTCCTTCTCCGGGTCCACGTACCAGTGCCCATCCGTTCCCAGGAGGTCGCATTCATGCTGCTTCCCCGGTTGGCGGAGATGGGGCCGGGAGGGTCGGCATCGTTTACAATCCCGGCACATGGTCCAATGTTCCGCCGCCCGCAGGATGTTCCCGGCGTCTCGGATGGTGTAATATGTGAAACTTCCCTGGGAGCCGTGCCACTCCCTCATGCTGGTTTCATGGCGGCGTGCGTCAGATTCGTTGGCGTAAGTGAAATACCTTGCCCCCGCACCGGGTATGATCGCCACGGATATGTACCGGGCGGCCTCCCAATAAAATGTGTTCTGCATCATTGTTTGTCCTCCCGGTTGCGATTGATGGCATCGGCCATGATTTCACCGATGGCGTCAGCGTTTCGGTTAATCACCTCTTTGAGCGTCGCAAAGACGCGGAAAGCTGGCGTTTCATAGGCGGTTTCCCGCACGGCTGACCAGTAAATAGCCAGTCCAAGTTTGTCGTTGTCCGTGGCAACGTCCTCAATGTGGAGGACAAAGTGGCCGCCTTTGGGGGCTGGCTTGACATTGGGGGCTTGCTGCCCCCTGTCCTGTTGATGGTTGGTGTTGGTGCTATACATGATGGTGGTGTTGATTGTTAGTCTTGGTATCTGTCGTCTTCCAGGTCTTCAATGCCGCGTCCGGCAACCCATCTTTCCGCGTCCGGGTCATAAGCCAGGAATTCAGGTTCCCCCACCCTGGGCAGCCTGCCATAAGGCAGGCCGCCTTCGCCTTTGACAAGGTGGCGGATGATGTTATGGGCGGACAAGAGCCGTTGCGTTATGGCTGTTTTCGGGTCGCTGCCATCCGGCATGGGATTGTTCCAGAAGAGCATCCCATAGGCGCGGGACATGTCCGCATCCGCCTGGCTGATGATGTGTTGCTGGGGGGCCGGGAATTGGGTCATCCAGTCGTCTCCTTGCGTATAGGTGAGATACAGGCGTTCCAATTCCTCCGCCCATGTTTTTGCTTTGCCGTACCACACAGACTCCGCGGCATAACTGTGGGGCGTGTCCATCAGGGCATGCCAGCCCAGCAGGCAGGTCATGCCGATTTCCGACAAATCCTGAAGCAGCTGCGGATTGCGCAGGTTGTCCGGCGTGGAGGTTGTCACCCACGGGTGGGGCTGTGGTGTCGTCGTGTCTTGATTCATAGGATGTAGAGGGTTACACGTCATCCGGCATGTTGCCGTCTTCCATGTCTTGCAGCTTCTTGATGGCTCCCAGGTAATAATCCCAGGTCACGGGCACACCCGCGTTTTTAGCGGCTATCCGGGCCAGGTTCATTCTTTTAGTAATCACGCCGTACCCGCTGTCCTGGGCGGCGGCTTCGACGGAGGCCCGCAGGCCCGCGTCCGGTTCCGGGAATCCGTAAAATTCCCATACCTGGCGCAAGTCTTCCGTGCTGATGGCGGAGGGGAGGCGGTACACCCGGCAGGCGTTGCGTTTGGACAGCTGTTTCAGCATGTCGGACCAGACCGGGCTTTCTTCCATTGCCGCCTCAAATTCGGGGGTGGCCGTCAGCAGCAGTCCGCAGCCGGACATGTCCCGCAGTTCCCGCACCTGCTCCACGCCTTTCATTCCCATCTTGTCGCTGCGCAAAACATGGTGAATTTCGTCGATGATTAGTAAATGATCAGGGGTCAGGTAGCGCAGGATGCGGTCGATCATATCTTCCGGTTTCAGCGTCGTTCCCGCTCCGATCTGCTTGGCAATCCGGTAGAGCAGCCGCGTAGGACTGGCTGACACGGGGCAGCGCACCAGCACCACCTTGTCCGGATGCCTCCGGGCGTACTCCTTCACGGCTTCGGTCTTGCCCCACTGCGTCGGTCCGATCATCACCGCCGCGTAATGGTAGCGCCGTGTAAATTCGGCAAGATCCATCGTATAACGGGCAAGTTTTGTTTCCACAAATGGCAAATCTTCGCCCGCCTGATCTACAGTTAGCCGGGCGCGGAGTGCGGCCAGGGCCAGCAGATGCGGTTCCGCATTGGCTTCGTAGGTGCCTTTTAGTATGGAGCGCATCGTCTTGGCAGACACTCCGGCCTGGGCTGCCATATCGCCCAGGGTCCAGTTGTGTTCTGCGGCGTAGGAGATAAGCCAGGCTAGTGTCTGCTTCGTTTCCTGGGGGTATGGCCCGCTGGTAACGGCAGGCAAAAAGCGCCGCGGGTCGCTGTCGTTTTTTGTATATGTTATTCTGTCCATAGTATTTATAAAAATGAAATTTTCGGATGGCTTTCTTTTTGGGGGGATGCCGTTTCCGGTATTTCCGTTTCCGGCAACAGGCTGATGCCGGGCAGTTTTTTCACGGCGGCCAGGGCGGCGGCATCCGTGCCTTCGGCGTTCAGCAGCCCTTGCACCGTAATGGGCGCCCCCTTCGCCACCTGGCGGTTGTACAGGCGTGTTCCGACGATGGCCGCTTCTTTCCGGGCGTGGTGGACGCGCGTTTCCTGCAAGGCTGCCGCCGTGGCTTTCTTCTTCCTTCCCATAGCCGCCCGCACCTGGTCCTCGTCATAATAGGGGACACGTTGCTGTAACGTGCTCATACCAAGACAGCGCCCTTTTCCATCAATGATGTACAAGTGCTGATCGTCAAACATGTTGAGCATCACCCATACATCCATGCCGCTGGGCAGGATGCGCTGATACCCTTCCGGCGTGACGATGCTGGCCGGGTAGTACAGGCGGTCCATGCTTACCGCCTTGTTTTGCAGGACGATGTAGGAGCCTTTCACCACCGTTTTCACGGCCAGGTCACGGGATAGCAAATCCACGATTTCCCATTGCGTCGCTTTCCGCAGCGGAGGCTGGTGCTGTAGTTTCAGGTTCCAGGCTTCCGCGGGGGAAAGGCGGCGGGAACTGACCAGCCTTTCCGGATCGCGGGCGGCCATGTTCAGCAGCGTGTGGCGGTCCGCTTCCGGTATGCTGTCCGTCAGCGTGATCCAGTCGCCGTCCGTGGACAGGCGCACCATCGGCACCACCAGCCCCATCCGTTCCCATCCTTCCAGGGCGTGGTCGGTCCGATCGTTAAAGGCATCGTACACGCGCCAGGCTATATCGGTTGTAAGTTGTTCAAAGGTTGGCATCAGATGCCGCAGCGTGGCGGCCCGGTCCGGATCCCTGATTTCCAGATAGCCCTGCTTTTTCAGCAGCGCCTTTTGCTCCTTCATCAGGCCAGCCAGCCATTCCGGCTCTGTCCGGTCATGGCCGGACGGAGCGGGCAGGCAGGAACTCCATATATTGGCCGTCAGGTTCCACACGGATTCCAGGTGCGCCTTGCCGCGGGGATTGCCGCCCTGGCGGCCTTCATACCCCCGGAGCAATGCCTGGGTTTTCCCTTCCATGCCGGAGCGGTGGACCTTCACCGCGCCGTCAAACAGGTCCAGCAAGACCTGCTCCATGTGCGCCCGGATGGCTGCCGTTCCGTTTTCCACCACAAGGGTGGTTCCCCGGGACGTATTGATGCCGACATTTGCCAGCAGCCCCGCCACAAACATGCGCATGTAGCGTTCCGTCAATCCGGCGTGCGTCCCGTCCTGGCGCATCATCCGGGGCATCATGCCCCAGTGCACCATTTTTCCGGTGGCAATATCCAGGCATCCCAGCTGCAAGGGGCGCACAATCTGCTTGCCGCAAATCACGTGCGCATCCACCCAGTTATCGTCGGAAACATAGTATTCCCCGGCCTCCATGCCTACGCGGGTAGTCAGCACCATCGGCAGCAGAGGGGCCGCGGCCTTGATGCCTTCCCGCATCACCCTGGCTTCCAGGGCAGCTGGTTTAATTCGCATCAGGTTTTTTTTGGACCAGCCAACGGGGATTTGAGGATGGCCGGGCCAGCCTTCGTACCCAGGAATGACTTCGGATTTTTTGCGCCAGATGTCCAGCAGCAGCGGGTAAGCCTGGCCGCCGTTGCGTTGGCAGCGCGTTTGCAGTTCCGTCCAGTAAGCGACAAATCCCGGATGCTTCACCCGTGCCCGGGTGGGACGCATCCCGGCCATCCTCAAATCGGCAAGGGCCAGCAGACTGCCGCTTGTTTGCCACGCCAGGAATTTGCGTTGGACGGACTGCCAGGACATGGGATGTCCGGCATCGGCCATCGCCTGGGCCGCCAGCTTGTAAGCGGCCATCTTGTTTGGAGCCGCGGCGATTTCACGGCAGGCTGCATGCAGCTTGCGCACCTTCAGCCGCTCTTCCGTGGGCAGGGCGTCCCAGCCGGGCAGCCCTTCAATGGTGGACAATTCGTTCATTTTCCTTCCTTGATAACTTTCTGAAAATCACTCAACAGGATACAAAATGCCTCCCGGTCGTTTCCGGGCAAATACCTGTGCAAATCCGCTTCCAGGAATTCAGCCATCAGCGTTGCAATGTGGTGGGCGTCCTTGACGGCCACCTGCTTCTTCTGTTCCCTCAATTCTTCTTCCGGCTGCACGGCTGCCACCGCGGCCATCATGGCCTGTTCCGGGCTTACGGGGGAGGAGGCACGGCCTTTCCCCCGGTTTTTCAAGATGGTTTCGTGCTGGGCCAGGCGGGCGGCCTGGGCGGCGCTCTTGCTGCCGTCCTTCACCACTTGCAGATTCAGCATCATTTGCCGGGGCGTGACGGCGTTCCCGGTGGCTTTCTCCATCAGGGCCGGGAGTTGGGCCACATCCTCCCCGCTCAATCCCATATAGAGCACGGCCCGTTCCGTTGCGTCCAGTCGCGCCATCGCTTCCTGGTAACAGCGCATATATTTGTTTGCCATTCTCGGAGTAAATCGGAACCGTGGTTCCGATTTGTCCCCGCTCTCCCCCTTAAATAATTGTCCCCATTCACCGTGGGCGGTGGCATCCTTCAAATCTTTCAATAGCTTGCCAAGCCGCAGCACGGCCAGCACGGCATGCTTCCCGGCCAGGGCGGCCATTTCCGCCTGGGCGGTGGCGTACTTGTGCAGGCGGTTCGCCTCGTTCACCCCCAGGGCAATCCGGGTTTCTCCCGGGATGCTCAATTCACATTTTTTCATGATCCGCAAATTCTTTCGATAGGGCTTCTTTCAGTTTCAATCTTGCGCGGACTTCAATCCCCTGGATGGTCTGCGGGGACACTCCCAGGCAATCGGCAATTTGCTGTAGCGTCAGCGGCCCCTTTTCCGGCAATCCACACCAGCGGCGGAACTGGGGGCGGCTAAGCAGTGCCAGCACCACGTTTTTTTCAAGAGATGTAAACTTTTCATCCTTCATCGGTTCTCCGGCAATACGGGTAATATGGCGGTCCGGGGGTCTTTCTTCCCCTCCCTTACTTGCCGGGCCTCGTTGTCCAGGCAATAGCCCAGGCACCAGACAGCCCCGCCGACCATTGCCGAGATCACGGCCAATTCCAGCAGCAGGGACAGGGTTCTTTTCAAGAAAGTAATCATCCCCGTTGCCCGGTAAGTTGTTTTTCAGGCAGGGCGCGCAGCAGCTCCGTAATGGTTTTGCTCTCCCTGTCTCCGATCAATACCCGCCGCACATGGCTGGGGTCCCGGCCAATCGCCTTGGCGGCCTCCGTAATGTACCAGCCGCGGGCAAGAAGCCACTGCGGTGTGATGCGTTCTTGTACTGTTTCCGTTGTCAT